TATTCCAACCGCAAAATCATGCATACTGACTATATTAGCAGTAATTGTTCTTGCATCATTTGTTTTGTAGTAAATCTGTTACATAGGAAACTCCATGACAACTAAAAAAGTAATCATACTGATGGCACTGGTGGCAATAGCTGCTGGCGTTATAATCTTTGTGACGAGTAATGCAAAATGCGTTCCTCCGTGCCTCTAGTTAACAGTGGCTCTAAACGCCCACGAAAAGGCAACTATGACATGGCGGTGGGCCGCATTGTCAATGTACCTGCTAATTTGCTTCTATGATTTTCTGTTTGTACCCATTTGGTACGGTTTAAACCGACCAGACATTAGTCTGTTCATGGAAATCATTAATAACACTCCAGAACCTATGGTTCAGATGGAGCTTATGAAAGCACTAACAGGACAGCACAATCCTTTTACTTTAATGGGGGGTGGTTTGTTCCACCTAGCGTTTGGAGCTATACTAACAGGTTCTGCGCTATCCAAGTAATTTAACAATAAAGCTAAGATAACACTTATGAGCCAAGGTTTACTAAAAAAGAACTTGACAGAGAAACAGGAGACTTTCCTGAGTGTCTTGTTTTCTAACCGAGGTGACATCCCAGCGGCAATGGAAGAGGCTGGCTACAGCCCGAACAGCCGCAGAGATGTTCTGTCTTCTCTAAAAGAGGAAATACAAGAGCGTACACGTTTAATGTTAAACGGCGCTGCCGTAGAAGCGGCACAGAACATTGTAGATACTATGAATCTTGGTAATAACATTGATGTACCCGTTAATCGCCTAGAACTGCGCTATAAAGCTGCTGGAGATGTGCTTGATAGGGTTGGTATTACAAAACGCCAACAAATGGAAATAACAGGCGATATAAGGCACGGAATTGTGCTGTTACCGGGTAAGAAGCCAATGCTAGACGTAACACCACAAAATACCGATGGCGCGACCTAAGCTAGCTCCCGGTGAAAAGGGAGCCTACAACGTCAGTCGTGTCGAGCAAGCCAAGAGACTAGCGAAGCGGCGACTTCGCGAAGCAGAAAAGAAAAAGCTTGCCGCTCAAAGAGTCAAAGATAACGCAGAAAAGAAGAAGAAAACCCACACCAAGACAATTGATCTGTTAGAGAATGGTGGTGTAACAGATACGGACTTTCTAGCTTCTATACCTAAAGACGTACAGGAAGCCCTTGAACAAGGCGACAGAGAGTTAATCTTTTCGCCTAATCCCGGCCCACAGACCGAGTTTCTAGCTGCACCCGAAAAAGAAGTTATGTACGGGGGCGCTGCCGGTGGTGGCAAGAGTTACGCTCTGCTAGTTGATCCCCTACGCTATGCAGATAATGGTAACTTCCGGGGCCTACTACTACGTAGGACTTTGGGCGAGCTTGCAGAACTGATCGATCAGTCCAAGAAGCTCTACCCCAAAGCCTTCCCACGGGCACACTTCCGTGAAAGTAAGAACCTTTGGGTCTTTCCAAGTGGGGCTACACTTCTAATGTCCTACGTTGATAGGGACCAAGACGTAACACGATACCAAGGACAGGCGTTCTCATGGATTGGTGTCGATGAGCTAGGCCACTATCCTACACCCTATGTGTGGGATTATCTTCGTTCTAGGCTCCGTACAACAGACCTATCCATTGAAACGTACATGAGAGCCTCTGCTAACCCCGGTGGTGTTGGTGGTTGGTGGATCAAGAAGATGTTCATTGATCGGAATGAACCAAACAGACCATTTCCTGCTGCTGACATTGATTCTGGCGAACCGCTGCTTTACCCGCCAAATCACAAGAAAGCCGGTCAGCCTCTGTTTTACCGGAAGTTTATTCCGGCAAGGCTAACCGACAACCCATACCTTATGGCTTCTGGTGAATATGAGGCGATGCTTCTTTCGCTCCCAGAGGTAGAACGACGTAGATTACTTGATGGAGATTGGGATGTTGCAGAAGGCGCGGCGTTTTCGGAATTTAATAGATACCGACATGTATGCGACCCGTTTGAGATACCTAGTGGATGGCCCCGCTTTCGTGCTGCTGACTATGGTTTTAGTAGCCCCTCTTGTGTACTTTGGGGCGCTGTGGATCACGATGGAAACATATGGATTTATCGTGAACTGTATTCAACTCGCCTTACGGCTGATGACTTGGCCGATTCGATACATGAGGCAGAAGCGTTCGACCCTCCAATGTACACCTCAGTCCTTGACAAATCCTGCTGGAACAGAGTAGCAGGGGCACCTTCTGTAGCTCAGACAATGATTGAGCGGGGCATACGTTGGATGCCTTCTAACTCAGACAGGATGGCCGGAAAGCTTCAGATTCATAAGCGGCTACAGTTTGATAAGGATACAGAAGAGCCACACCTTCGTATCTTCTCTACTTGTGGCAATTTAATTCGTACCCTTCCTTCTCTTCCGCTTTCTCGCACAAACAGCGAGGATGTCGATACAAAAGCAGAAGATCACGCATACGACGCTTTAAGGTATATGTGCATGACACGACAGATCAATAACATTAACTACGATTCATGGGCGCACAGGGTCAAGGATACTGCCCCTGCACCTCGTGATATTGTGTTTGGGTACTAGGCATGGCTAATAAGCTATCAAAAGAAGTTGGGTTTATTCTTGGTATTGATGATCCAGATGATCCGTTCCGTGTTATTATTAGGCGAATGATTGATGCTTACGCCAATAATTTTAAAGGAATAGTAGACTTACAACCAACTAGAAAAGTTACACCGGGCGTTATTGATTTTTTTGGGAAGCTAACAGAAATTAAAAAGGAAAAAATTGGACTTCCTACTGGATACGAAGCTAGAACTAAAGGCAAAGCAAGTATGCTTAATTATGTCAAAGTATTTGAACACTTTGGCTTTGTAGAAAACAAGCCCGTAAAAGCTGGTGGGGGCAAGCTTATTGATATCTACGAATTTACTCCTTTAATGGACGGAATTATTGACCAAGTTAAAACTGGTCAGTCCGCTGATGAAGCGTTGGAGTCTGCTGTTCCTTCTTTTCGGCCTACTCCTGTAAAAGCTCCAGCAGCAAGAAGAATAGTGGGGCAACCAAGTGCAGAGGCACTTGACGACATTGAACTAGCTAAAGACGCACAGAAGTTTCTTGAAGGCAAAGGAAGACTACCACCACCGCCTCAACCAGCGCCAGAAACAATAACTGCTCGTGAGGCTAAAGAACTTATTATTAATAATCCTAGAAAACAAGCAGAGCTAGAACAAAATCGTTCTGCCGCAGAAAAAAAAGCAACCTCTCGACTTGTAGACACACCATTAAGCAAGGTTGAGGGAGTTGCCGGTAGACTTAGTAAGGCTGACCCTAGTGCAATGGAAAAAATAGGGCGGTTTCTAGGTAAGAATATTGTAAAAGGCGGGGCACCTATTTTACTTGGTGGGCTAGTAGGGCTTGCAGCAAAAGGAGCAGAAGCTCTTGACTACGTTATGCAGCCTACGCCAACAGGTCGTGATCCAGAAAGTCTGTCAACAAAGCAAATGAGAGCTTTGAAGGCGTCAATTGAAGGAGGTGATCTAACGGACGAACAGCGTTTGGCTACATCAGAGTTTCCGCCTGAAGTTAGGGACGCTGAGTACTTAACAGAACAAATAGCTAAAAGAGAACAGCCAATGAAGCAAGGTGCTGAGATGCAAGGCGATTTAGAACGAAGCACCCGATTTCAAGACGAAATGAAACGATTAATGCAACAACAACAACAAAAACAAGGAACAGCGCAATGAAACAGCTACTAAAATCAACGGGAACCTTTACGATCCCAATGGGTCCAGTGCAGGGCTACATGAACGAAACCCCCGATGGCCCAGCCAAGCGGGAAAAGCTTAACCCCTTTACGAGCGCGGACTTTGGCAACGGTATTGAGTCAGCGCCAAGCGTTAGTGGTAAAATGAGTGACTCTGGTATTTTTAAAATGGCGGATGAGCGAGACTACTAAGTCTCTGTAGTTTAATATGGGATTTCTCGATACAAATACCGACGTTAGCTCTAGTTCTGATACAGACTTGGCTATTGATGTACGCATGGAAGATGGTCCTTCATCAAGTTCCTTTAGTGGACTTGTGGGGCACATCCGTGCCAAATTTCAAAGAGCAGAGGATGGTCGCTACTCTGATGAACAGAGATGGCTAAAGGCGTACAAAAACTATCGAGGGCTGTCTGACAGTCAAAATCCAGACCAACTCAGGGATTCAGAACGATCCCGTGTCTTCATTAAGATTACTAAGGTAAAGGTTCTTGCAGCAGCGGGTCAAATTGGTGACATTTTGTTTGCCAATAAAAAGTTTCCCATTGTAGTTGAGTCTACACCTAATCCTGAAGGCATTCCTGAGTTTGCTCATCTAAAGTCTCCTCAAGAAATGCAACAGCAAAGTCCTGTTGGTTTTCCTGATGATGGAATGGAGTTGCTTCCCGGTGCAACAGAAGCAAGTGCCCGTACTTCTGAGAATCCAATTACACGCAACCTTGGTTCAGAGTATGATAGCAAAAACCTTGTTGCTGGTCCCGGCAGGATGGGCCAACCACAAATTAAACCTGCTGCTCTTGCTGCTGCTAACATGGAAAAAACAATCCATGACCAGCTTTTGGACACTTCAGCCGTTAAAAAACTACGCAAGTCTATTTTTGAATCCTGCTTGCTTGGAACAGGTATTATTAAAGGGCCATTTACCTTTGACAAAACTATTCCACGGTGGCGGCGCAATGAAGAAGGAGAAAGAGAATACTCTCCTATCCACAAGTCTAAGCCCAACATCGACCACATCTCATGTTGGAATTTCTACCCTGATCCTAATGCTTCCGGCGTAGATGAAGCAGAGTATGTCATTGAACGTCACAAGCTTAATCGGCAACAGCTAAGAAAACTAAAAGATGAGCCGTATTTTAATAATGAAGCTATTGAAGAACTTTTAGAGGATGGCCCTAACTATGACGAAAAATATTTTGAGAGTCAGCTACAATCTGACCAAAACGACCCTATCTATTCTGAGTCGCGGTTTGAAGTACTTGAGTACTGGGGTACTCTGGACTCTGCAATGGCTTCTGAGGCGGGTCTTGAAACCTTCAGCGAGATGGATAGCCTCAAGTCTTACCAAGTAAACGCATGGATTTCTGGAAGTAAAGTACTACGTCTGGTTATCAACCCTTTTACACCAGAGCGCATTCCCTATCAAGTATTTCCTTACGAGGTAAACCCGTACCAAATGTTTGGTGTTGGCATTGCTGAGAACATGGAAGATGCACAACTTCTAATGAACGGCCACATTCGCATGGCAATCGACAATCTTGCCCTTGCTGGTAATGTGGTGTTTGACATTGACGAAGCTATGCTGGTCCCCGGCCAGAACTACGACATCTATCCCGGTAAGGTGTTCCGTCGTCAGTCGGGTGTTAGTGGCACTGCAATTAACGCCATTAACTTTCCTAACACTGCACCAGCCAACGCCCAAATGTACGACAAGGCACGGCAGCTTGCAGATGAAGAGACTGGCATCCCTAGTATTATGCACGGTCAGACAGGTGTAAGTGGCTCCGGTCGTACTGCTTCTGGGCTGTCCATGTTGATGAGTTCGTCCACACTGGCTATTAAGTCTGTCATTAAGAATATTGATGACTACCTCTTGAAGCCAATGGGCGAGTCATACTTCCAGTGGAACATGCAGTTTAACGAAGATCAACCTGAAATTGAGGGTGATCTTGAGATTAAGCCAAGAGGTACTTCTGCTGTTATGCAGAAAGAGGTCCGCACACAGCGTCTTGTTACGTTGCTCCAGACAGTTTCCAATCCAATGTTGGCACCGTTTGTTAAGATTCCAAATCTTATCCGTGAGCTTGCTATTTCGCAAGACATTGATCCGAATGAGCTAGTTAATGATGTTAATGAAGCTGCTATTTTTGCAGATGTATTGAGAGGTTTGAGTGAGCAACAACAACCAGCCGAGAACGGCGTTCCACAAGCTGGGGGCGCTCCTCAACAGCCCGGAGGCATGGGCGGCGCTGGAGGAGTACCTGTTGGAGCAAACCCTGCTGATGTCTCGGGCGTTGGTGGCGGAAACATCGGAGTTGGAGGTGCGCCGTCTTCAGGGGAAGCTGGCTTTACTGGCAACTCTTCTGAAATTGCCTAGTAGCTACGAGGATATGAAAAGGAATAAGTAATGTCGTTTTTGGATGATCAAGCAACAGGCCAGATTGGCATTGGCGAAAAAGCTAATCTTAGTACGCTAACTCGGCGTAAGCGTAAGCGTAAGAAAGGCCAAGCACCAACGGGCGCAGAAACCTATTCCTTAATGCCACAAAACGAGTTCTCTAACATTGTTAGTTCTCCAACAGACCTTCAGCAAGTAGGTATTGGAAACTTACTGCAAGCGCAGGGGGACTCTGCTGGTAAAGTTCCGAATGTCTTTGAAGAGTACGATAGTGCTGCACCTCTCTTAGGAACAAAAGAGGCTGTTTATTATCAGCCGCCGGATGAAGAAGAAGAGGAAGAGGAGGAAGACTTACCTAGTGTAGAGGATGATCCGATGCGGGACTTTTCTCCTGATACTGGTATTGATGATCAGTTTAGTGCAAACTTTCAAGGAAAGGGTGGTCGCTATGACCCGGCTGATAATGAATTACCCCCCGGCAGTACGGCCGCCA